GCGAGGACGTTGAGCCGCCAAGCAGACTAACGGGCAAGGAAGCCGAGAAGGAACCTGAATCCGTAACGCCGGAAGCGGAACCGTTTGATGATCATGTGCCGAGACGGTTCAAGGTTGAGATGTGGCGTGACGCCAAAGATGAGCCTGTGAAGTGGCTTATTGATCGAGTCATACCGCAACGTGGATTCATTGCGCTTTATGGGCCACCAGGAACCTTCAAATCGTTCATAGCCCTCCACATGGCCGCCATGGTCGCCAGTGGACAGACGTGGCTAGGCCACGAAGTCCAGGGCGAAGGGGGCGTGCTGTATGTGGCAGGGGAGGGGCACGGAGGGATAGGAACGCGCATTGCAGGACTGAGAAAGCAATATGGCTTTAAAGACATACCCGTTGGCGTGATCAGGTCGCAGGTCAACTTAAGAGGATCGGAATCGGATTTCACGGATCTGCTCATCGCCATAGCCGAAAGTGAGATCGAGAAGCCGAAGCTGATCATCATTGACACGCTAGCCAGAGCATTTGGCGGAGGCAACGAGAACGCGTCAGAGGACATGGGTGCGTTTATCGCGCAGTGCGGGCGACTTCAAGCCGCCACGGAATCAGCACTCTTAGTTGTGCATCACTCTGGCAAGGACGCGTCACTGGGATTACGAGGACACTCAAGTTTCTTAGGTGCCGTGGATACACAGATTGAGATTACCCGCCATCAGGAAGCGCCATCAGGGACGTTGAAGCTGACCAAGCAAAAGGATGGCAAGGACGGTGTTGAGATTCACTTTTCACTGGATAGCGTGAACTTGGAGCCGCCATCAAGTCAAGGTGAATCGCCATTAGGTTTTGAGCAACACGAGTCAGCAACGCTCGTTGTAACGCCATTCCAAGGTGATGTACCGGATAGCGTGGCGTTTAGACCGCCATCAGGATCAGGGCCAAAGACAGGACGCGGTAAGCATCAATCCGTAGCGCGGGAAGCGTTGAGGTATGTGATTAAGCGCAACGGTGAACATCAAATCATTCAAGGTGAGCGCCATCGCGTGGTGAGTATTGACGCCTGGCGTGATGAGTTTTACGCCAGATTGGGAAGCGATGTTGAGGAAAGCGATAAACGAAAACGGTGGAAAGAGGTGAGGGATAAGCTGTCCGAATTAGGGTTTTCCGCCATCAGGAATGATGTTGTGTGGATCAAACCGAGTGACGATGAAGCGTTTTAGCGTCCGAAACGTCCGAATTACATTTTGAGCGTCCGAAACACGCGTGTCCGAAATCATGAAAAACGTCCTGATACGTCCGAAAACACGTCCTGGATTGTCCGTAATGGTTCACGAACAAAAAGCGAACGCGTCCGAAATGTGTGTGTGTCTGAAAGACACACATTCGGACGCTTCAATGTTTCGGACGTTGGTTTTGATTTGATCTTCATGGCGGGTAACAGGAAAGCGTAAGCAGGAAGTGTGGATAGTGAACAGAAAGGATTGATGTTATGGCGGGCAACAGGAACAAGGGAAAAGTAAAAACTTATCTTCATGGCGGTAACCCTGAAGATCGTTTGAAGAATCCGTTTGAAGTGGATGATCCAATCGTGTTGGCGATGAACGCGGCAGCGGTTGGCGTTATGGCGAGAAAACGGGAAGCGGATCAGCGTTGGGGGTTGGATCGTTTGGCGGAACTCGTGAGTGAGGAAACACGTTTACGGTTTTGGCGGCAACTGATGCGGTGTCGGGATGCGTATAAGGCGAGGGACGTTGAAGCGTATCGCTCGGCTTGTGCCGGCATGAAGCGGGCGTATGACGCGTTAGAGAAGGAAGCGGAATCGCTTGGCGGGAAAGTGTTGAGTGTGAACGTGCTTGAGGGTCAGCGTGAGGATGGGAGCGTGTTTGCGGTTTGCGAGAATCCGGCATCGGCTTACGCGTATGGCGAACTAAGGCCAGCGTGTGACTGTTGGACGATGGAGGAGATTGCGGTGATCTTGCAGCAGGAGTTTTTTACGCAAGCCGTTAACATTAAGCGCGCTATGCCTGGCGCTGAAGTGTTGTCTGTGATGGCACCGGAGGATATCGGGCCTGTTTACAGCGGGAATAGTGATCAGGCTTATGCGTTGAGTAAGGACGCGTTGGCGGTGATGGAAAGTCAGTCAAAGAAAAAACGTTGAAACGTTTCGTTTCCATTTCCCGGTTTTTGCATGTTTTTGGCTACGGGGGCATGCGGGTGTGTCAAACGTAACGAGAAATCCGGTGACGGTCCAACGAGAACGATTCTCGATGGCGAGCGACTCTGGATTGAGTACGGGTCGGCAATGCGAGCGATTCTCGAGCGCGTAGAGCGTAAAGCGAATGCGCAAGGGTGATTAGTGCGCATTGGCGCAGCTAGGGCGCGCGGAAAGGGCCCTTGTAGGCGATTAAATCGCATCTTGGCTACTACCCTATATGCTTTCGAGAAAATGGATTGTGAGCGATTCTATGGGCTTTCCTTTAAATGCTGAATGAAAGCGTTATTCATGCGATCCAACAATGGATCGGCAAAGCGTATCGGCGCTGTTTGCGGAGCAAGGGCGCGCGGAAAAGCAAAAACGGCGCCTCACGCGGAGCGAGGGCGCGAAAAAAAAGCCCCTAAGGGCTTGGATTAAGTTTTCATTGGCATGCTGGCATTAAAGGTTAAAGAAAACTGCGCACGCGAATGCAACGCCAAAAATAACGGCGATTGTCCAATCGATAAAAGCTTGCCTCATGGTTTAAACCTCCGCAAATTGTTTCGCTGATTTTCCGTGGACAACGATGGCGATTGACGCTGCACTGGGCTTTAAAGCTCCGTCGCAAGCTCCGCATGTAATACATTGTTTTTTATCTCCGCCTTCTGGGCTTGCTGGGCAAATTGCTTCGTTTTGAAGCTTAAGCGCTGATCCGATCGGGATAACGCGAAAGGTTCGCCAGCCCATTGATCGAGCGACGTCGCGATCGCTGACGCTATCGGCGCTTGCCATGGTTATCTCACGATGAGCTTGAGCGAATCCATGCTTCCATTGATGTGTATATCCGGTCCAATCACTGGCAAGCTCGAGCAATTCAAGCCAAGTATCAGCTGGAATCATTGCTGGGTCGCCATAAGCGCCTAAACGAACCTTTCTGCCATTAAACCATTTGCTGGCAAGCTTTACATTGTGCGAAAAATCAGGGTATGAGCCACGCTCGAAAGCTTTAAAAACTGCGTTAACGCTTTTGGAGTAATCCACATAACATGTCCGCTTGCGGTTTTCGCTGCCACGATGAGGACAATCGCCACAAATGCTTTTATCATCGCCAGTATTAACTGCATCAATTGGATTGATATCGGACCGGATGATATAGGTTTGGATCATATTGCCAGTTTTGATATTGCTAGACTCGAAAACCGCGATACCGACGATTGGCTCGTTGTCAATTGGCGATAATCCGCGATAAAAAATAATGCCGTTTGGTTTGCGCATGATATTAGCTCCGTTTTGATTGATTGTGACAAGCGAAACAATATCATGCTAATCATTTGACCAATTGACCGTTTGTCGGACAATTTCAACCATTTAGGGGTTTTTGTATGGCTGGGCAACCACAAAAACGAGCAGCGCTCGCTGTTATTGAGCAGATAGGCGAGGAGGAGATTCTCGAGCGAATAAGCTCCGGCGAAAGCGTGCGCGCAATTGCTGAAAGCTTAAATGTCAAACAAGCTCATTTAAATAGGTGGCTCCTCGCTCCGGAACGCAGCGCTCAGTACGCACGCGCACGCGAGGAGCGCGCCTCGGCGCTGGCGGAGGAGGCGCTGACAATCGCCGACGAGGCGAAGGGCGATCCGCGGTTACGCGTTGATACGCGCAAATGGTTTGCGTCTAAGCTCGATCCTAAGGTTTGGGCGGAGAATCGCGCTCCTGTTGTGGCGATTAGCATTGATTCGCAAGCATGGCACGCGATTAAGCATGCTGACGCACTAACAATTGATGCGCCGCAACAAGATTAACGTCGTCGCGATCGCTTTACCATGCGCGACAATTGTCGCCGAACCGCGCAAAAACTGACAATCTAGCCCGCTCGGTGAGGTTTAGGCGGTTTTTCGAGAACCATTCTCATCCTCGATTGACTTGGAATTGAGAATCATCCGCATTTAATAATCGTTTTGCCCCTCCTGGCGCGATTTGGGAGGGGCGGCTTTGCCGCGGTGCCCCACACCCGCCAACTTATGCTTCGCATACCTGGCAGTTGTGTGCACCAACTTACCGTTTGCCCCCTACCCACCGCCCGTCTGCCCGACAAACGGCCCCCAAAAAATTTTCACAAGTGAGCAAAAC